GCATCATATCTTTAAGTTCTGCTAAATATGCCCATCTATTAAGAGGTAATGTAGATCCTGTGATAATGCGTACATCAAATCTAGCAGTCTCATAATCCATAAACCTACCTACTGCTTCTCCAAAGTCATTATACATAGGTACATTAATCTGAACCTCTCTATCTTCATGTAATGCATTTGGTTGAACAATCCTAAATACTTTATGTGCCGTATATACGGATTGAGAAAATTGTTTAATAACTTCTCCTAGTTGCTTTAATGCTGGTTCTATTGCATTCTTCATCCATTGCTTCACACGCCTTGTTCCATATTCATCCATAGCAAGCATTCCACGATATGTTTCATGTTGCGAACCAGTGTCGCCCTGCATAGAAGAGTAAATACCAGCAAGATATTCCATATCATTTTTGCCTTCCTGAACTATCTGAAAAAATGCATTAGATAGCGGTGCTGGCTGTACAGGAGTAGGCGGAACCGATCCAGGACGAACTGGTAGCAACGCACCAGGAGAGGAGGAGTATTTCTCCCAGTAATCTGTATCTATTGCACCTTCTTCATGCAGCCATCTTAAACTACTACCAAGAGATGCATTATGAACCATAAGTTGATGTGACTTATTTATCTCTCTCTGCTTTCCTATAAGAGGTGATACTGCAGAGATTGGATAAGGAGTACCTGTCCACTTATAATGAAATGGAACAAGTGGATATTCGGTTATATTGTCGGGTAAGAATATATCGTACAAAGTCACATCACCTGCAACGCATATCTTACGTATTCTATCCCCATGGAAACGTATTGCTTCTTGTAAAATATTTTGGAAAGAAGGATCTTTCTCAAGAATACCATATTCTTTCTCAGTTACAACCTTATTATCTATCTGAGTTGCTTTTTGAACTAAATCATTCATCATCTGAGTCTTTTGCATCTGAATTTCTTCTTGCATACGTTTTGTAGCTTTTTGCATTTCAAGTTGCATTCTTTCAGGTAACATCTCTCCAGATTCTACTTGTGCTTGTAGTTGCTGTTGTTGCTCCATCATTTGAACTTGCATCTCAGCAGCGATTTCTTCTACTTGAGCATTTACACTAGCTTGTATTTCTTTTATCTGCTCTTCTGTAGGAGGTATACGATAAAATACATTCATGTATGCTATCTTAACCTTTTCATACATTTCAAAGTATTCAAGCAATGTATCTGTATCTCCAGTTTCAGGATCTACTGAATCAGCTTCTACTACATCTTTATACCCAAAATCTTTTTGATAAGTATCGTATGCTTTTTCTGTATAGCTATAATCATTATTTTCACTAGAAGAAGCTTTATTGATCTTAGCCTTTTTATCAGGAAACAACTTTATAAGTTGAGCTTTAGGTAATATCTTTCTAACCATTATAAAGGCAGCATCTCTAAATAACATATCTCTACTTTTAGGATCTACATGGATATCAAATGGTTCTGGTTGTTCAATTCTTACCTCTCCCATTCCCCTATCTGCGTCAGGATCAACTATTGCATGTAACCAGCCGATACTTTTAGTAATAGAATCATTTACAGCATTAGCATATAATGTCTCCCCTTTAGATAAAGACCATATATAGTCAGCCATATCAGAAAATACTGCAGCAACTTTAGAATCAGATCCATCTACAGCTACAGCTTGCCATCTAGGACTATTAGCAGTAGCATAGAAGTTTAACATCTCTACAACAGGAGCAATCCTATTAATAGTAAATGTAGGCATACCTTGATCTTCTAGATCTTGGGTTTCTTTAGCAGTTAGCTGATTATCATTAGAAAAGTCATGAGCTTTCTGATTTATATATTCCCACTGTATTCTATTAGACTGATTCGTTCGATTAAATATCTGTCGAACTCTTTCAGCCTGTTTATCCTTACGCTTAGCCATTAATATTTTTTACCTAGTGTAGGATTGGTTGCTCTTTGTCCATTAATAACTGGAACATTACCAGCAATATTTGCCTGTGCTGGTTTACAAGTTTTATTTCCCATTGCATCTATACCAGGTTCTTGCCCTGGAGGACATGCTGGACTTGGCATTGGTCTTTGAGGTAACACACCTGGATTTCTTGATAAACCACCTTGGAATGTACCTGGGCGCCTAGCATTATTACGCATCTGTGTATTTCTATTCTGACCCATATTCTGAGGTCTTGTTATTCTATTTCTTGCCATTGTTATCTCCTATTCTTTTATTGGATTATATTTTGCTCTCTCATCCCAACCACCATATTTTCCATATTTCTCTGGATTAGATGCTCTTAAGCTATCATAAAAACTACGTTGAGTTTCGGATAGCCTATCTATTACCTCGTCTTCACCCCATTTATCCATAGCCTTCTTTAAAGCATTTACTGTACTTGGCCCAAATTTTCCATCAATATCAACACCTAATGCTTTTTGAACTATCTTGACAGTCTGGGGATAACCAATATTAACATTCATATCTGAAATTTTAAATGCCACATTATTTTTTCCCACTCTATCAACAATTGGTTTAATATACTCATACTTATATATTTCACGAGCATCTTCTTCAGTTAAATCCCATATAACATACTCATCCCCATGAGCATATTCTGATATTCCATATCTAGTCCAACCCCCGCTATCCTTCACCCTTTTACTGCCACCCTCTCTTTCTAACAATCCAGTAATAAATTGATACTCACTTTCTTCCCACTCCATTCCTTCTGGTTTAAATACTTGTTCAGCTATAGATCCAATATTACCCATTAACGAAGTCCATTCCCGCCACGTCTTCTCCCCTTTTGCTGCTTTCCCCGACGTCTAGCCTCTATCTTTGGTGGATCCTCTGGTAATGCTTGTACTTCATGTACGTTTAATAATGCTGTAAATAATAAGATATTAATCATCTTTCTTTTCTTCTTCCTCTTTCTTCTTTTCCTTTTTAGGACTTAGATCTTTAGTTGTAAAACAATCAGCCATTATACGCTTGCTACAAATATTTCTACATCACATGCCGCTGTGTCTGCCAATGCTGTTACATTTACTAGATCATTTAAACTTACGGTTAGAGCAGAGCCACCAGCATGCATAGTATTTACAACTCCTGCTGATAAATCGCTATTGTATATAAAAGACTGACCTTTATCTAATAAAACTGCAAACTCTGTATTATCCTCATCCTTAAATGTAAGTGTAATATGATTTGTATCATCAAGGTTTGTAATTCTAATATATCTTACATCACTTTCTATAAAAGTTCCACTAGTAACAGCAGTAGACATAGCGATTATTTCTATTTCAGAAGCTGGAACAGTGACAATTCTTTTAGATATTTCATTTACACTGGCAATATTAAAAGAAGTAATGCCGCCTTGATCTTTACCATTAAGCTTGATCTCTTCTATAATTTTTACTTTTAATGTCCCCGCAGATATTGTACTTGCCATTTATTCTCCTTATGCTGTTACCCAGCTTTTGGCTTTTGGTTTATGTCTATAACGTGTACCATCTTTATTCTCCATAATACCTTTAGGTGGATGGGCATACTTACAAGCATATGCCAATGCATCAATAGTATCATCATGACCCATTCTAGGTCCAAATGTTATAATCTCCCTTTGTAAATCATACATATCTTTCTTAAGATGAACTGACCCAATTGAAAACCTTTGTGCTAATATTTCCTGTATTCTGTCTCTCTTAGACATTCTATTACCTGGCTTCTCTGCTACATATTTAACTGAGAAGTCATTCTTTCTTCTCATCTCTGCAATAAGCGCTTGAAATACTGGTTTAGACATTGTAGTGTCTTCGACGGTAAAGAGACTAGGGTGGAATATATTGTTGACTTGGAACATATAGTCCACAATTCCCTTTTTGCCGTCCCCCGGGATCCCAAGAACAGACAAGCTACGCTTACGTATATAATCGAGCACATATACATTATTGTCTGGATCAACTCCAATAGTAAGAAGAACACTGAAGTCGCTATCCCTACGAGCAGAATCTGTAGCGGGGTCCACACCCGAAAAAACATTAAGTGGCTTAACATCTCCCTCGCGTGTGTGTATGTATGATATGCCTGTTTCTTCGTCATGTATAAAGTTGCCATCCCAATATTTAATGTGATTTCTAGTGAATATTGCATTATCTTCACTTTGGACCTCCATCATATATTCTTGATAGAATTTCTGAGGCTGTCCTGAATCACTGTAAAACTTTTTCTTTCTCTCCATTTCTTTATGTCCAAACCAACTAGGCCATAAAGGAGTCCCGTCTTCCTGTATTGCTTTATATGTTACTACTCTCCAGCTGAAATCTTTTCCTTCGGATTTCGACCTATCATAGTTAACGAGGATATTATTAATGAAAGAATCATAGTGAACGGGAGTACCATTAATCCTCAATCTTCCTGTTTTCGGTTCCAAGGCAGGAAAGACAACCGCAGTGACAAGGTTTGATATTTTCGA